GAAAGAAAAAGGGGGTGTTGCGTCGCCTGAGCAAAAGTCATGGCAAGAACAATTAAGAAACAGAGGCTATGCGTCTTATATTTGTAAAGGTAGCGAGGAAGCAATTAAGATAATAGACGAATACTTTAATGAGTGAAACTTGACCATTACATAGAAGGGCGCTATAAGCACTTCAAAGAGTTAGCATACAGCATTGCTCGTAAAGAACCATTTTACGAGGATCTTCTGCACGACTCTTTGCTTTCTATGTTTGGTAGTAAACACATTGAGAAATTAATTGATACAGGCGACTTTGAGTTTTATCTTATTCGCGTTATGTATTTGTCGGTCAACAGTCCAACTTCACCTTTCTACAAACAGACTATTGCTTGGAACAGAAACCGACGTGACTTCAAAGATTATGCGCACGAAGTGGACAAGACTTGGCTCGGCGCACGAATGACAAACGAACAGTTAGACATTCTAATTAGTCGACTGAGCGAGTTTGAGCGTCTTATCTTTCAGGAATACATTCTCGAAGATTTTACCTATCGTGAACTATCTAAACAGACGGGAATACCTACCCCCTTCCTTTATCGAACCATTGATAATATCAAACAAAAAATAAGAGCAAATGTTATTCGCAAAACACAATGAGTACAAACGCAGGTTAGACATTTGTCGTGCTTGCAAATTCTTCGAATCTTCAACGCAATCTTGCGGAACTTTAATAGTAGGTGACGAAGTAGAAACCGAAGTTCTATTCCGTCGCAAGTCGATTAAGTTATGCGGCTGCGTTATGCCAGTCAAAGCAAAACTCGCCTTCGCTTCCTGTCCTGCGTCAAAATGGGAAGGTGTCTTATCGATTGAGGAACAAATAGATTTCAAACGATTCTTGCTTGATATGAAAGCGCAAGGACGTTTGGAGCAGAAAGATATGCTGAAGTTCTATTCGTTCAAGGACAAAGCCACAGGAGCGTTCAATGAGCGTTCAACGTGTCCTCCTTGCGTAAAGAAAGACATCAACACCTTTCTTGAATCAATGAAAGACGTCGATGTCGATTTGAACAATTAGAAACTTAAAACTATTCAGGCAACTTTTGGAAGTACAAACGTATATTTGTATAGTCAAACGTTTTTAGTATTGCCCCCTTTTGTTTTACGTTTGACGACTAAAAACAATTGGGGGTATATTTTTTATCGTCGGGAGTATTAAACGGCAGGATAGAAGATGAATAAGGGCAACTGTGGGATTGTGTTATTAGCCCAATGGTATGACAAAGGAATAAGCCATACGACACACGGAGAGGCAATTCTTCGAAAGATAGATTCCAGACTAACGGACATTGCTGTTCACGTTAGGACACGAAAGCGAAAAGACTCATTCGACAGAGTGATTACATCGCAAAAGTGAGCGTCCAACATTTAGAGAAATCTGAATGAAGGATACTTCTATCTCTCACTTTAGCTCAAGATCTATTCTCTAGAGTAATTAGTATAGTGAGTCATTCAAGAATTTAAGAAGTAACAATATGAGTAAAGTAACTAATAGAGCAAAGAGAGAATTGTTTAGTCAAATGTTAGACAAGTACAAAGAAAACAATGTAATGTCGTGGCATAACTTTCAGAACGCTCATTTTCGTGTTTTTACACCTGATAAAACAATTGATTTCTACATTAACAGTTTACGTTGGCACGACATAAGAAATAACCTTCGTGGCGACTTAACAACTTTGCAAGACTTTCCTTTACACATTCAACCAATATGATTATCATACCAGCACAATTAGAATCAGTAGGTACGCGAAAGGACAAGACGCTTAAACTGACGTTTGGAACGAATGAACTTTCACCTAATCAGGCAAGTGAACTATTTACAATCGCAAATCAGTTTGGTTATCTTGCCTTCAAAGATGAAGACTTCAAACGCGAAGAACTGGACGCAGTAGAAAGTCTTAAGTCAGAGTTAGAAGATACGTTAAAGAAGCCCTCACAACGTTTACGAGGTGTTCTATTCAGACTATTCGAACAGGACAACGACGGGTTCAAGACGTTCTCGAAATACTACGATAGCAGAATGGAACAACTTATTAACCACTACAAAGGAAAATTAGGGTAGTTCTTATATTTATAAAAATGATGTACCACTATATCTACAAGATAAACCAAAAGGATTCCGATAATATCTACATCGGTATTCACAGCACGTCAAATATAAATGACGGTTACATGGGATCGGGAGTGAACCTTCGCAGGTTAATGTCTGAATTAGGCAAAGACGCATTTGAAAAGGAAATAATTTCACACCACAAAACGAGAGAGGAAGCATTAGAAAAAGAACGTGAGATTGTAAACAAAGATTTTGTTATGCAACCAAACGTTTTGAATATAGCGTTAGGCGGTGGAGGTGTAAATATCTGCAAGGGTAAAAGAAAGCAACTGGTAGTAATCAATAAAAAGGAATTAAAGAAGTATTCTAAACCATTTGATGTAGACTATTTTTACACGCTTAAACTTCAAAACAACAAGTTTGTAGCACATACAAAATATGTTACATTTGTTACAGCAATAGCAAACGAGATTCCAAAGATGCTTAAAGTATTAAGTAATTGGTACAACGACGATAAGTTAAATAAAGAGGCAAACGCTTACATCAAAAAGTTAATGCGTTATGACTTCTTTCAAAACAATCTGTTTATTGAGAAAAGGAAACGTCAGTTAACAATAGCATTATGAGTGAAGAAAAAGAACAAAAAGATACACTTAAAAAGAAAGCTATGCTAAAAGCATTGGAAAGTTCTTTGGGTGTTGTTACAACCGCTTGTGAATCAGTTGGTATCAAAAGGAACTCACACTACCGTTGGATGAATGAGGACGAAGAATATCGCGTGCAGGTTGAATCGTTGACCGACCTTGCTATTGACTTTGCAGAAAGTAAATTATTTGAATTGATTAACGGAGCGCATCGCGAGGTGTCAACACCAGACGGTGAAGTAATCAGCATTAAAGATGCACCCAACACAAGCGCAACAATCTTCTATTTGAAGACAAGAGGAAAGAAACGAGGGTATGTTGAGCGAACTGAATTAGCTGGTGTGAACGATGCTCCAATTCAAATAATCATCAACGACAAATTATAACAACCAATTCGACAAATTACCGAATGAGTACCGCAACATTGACATTTGACCTTTCAGATTCCAACGATCGTATTGAGTTCAACCGCGCAACGAAGGCTCGTGATATGGCTTCGTTACTTTGGGAAATTGAAATGAATGGATATCGCAAGTTTACGAAATACAACGAACGTCAAGAAGCCGCGTATCAGGAAGGAATAGAAGAAGTGTTCGAATACTTTCGCGCATTGCTTAGCCATCATGAAATCGATGTTGAACAATTGATTGTGTGATAGTGGAAAATAATAGACAGAATAAGCGTTATAGTGGAAAATAAACGACAAACAAAATAAAAAAATGCCTATACCAATACCAACACCCACAGAACCAAAAGATGAATTTATCGTTCGTTGCATGAGCGACGAAACAATGGTTGCTGAATATACAGATTCAACGCAACGTTACGCGGTTTGTATTAACACATACACAGAGAACAAATGAGCGACAACAAATTGAATTTTTTGCGTTCGCAGATTGCGATGTTCCACCCCGAATGGACGAAGGAACAGGTACACATGGAAGCCATACGCGTACACGAAGAAGCGAACACGATAGATGACGACGACGAAGGTTGTCTTTATTGCGGATCATAAACGAATAAATACGGATAAATGAGCATCAAAGTAAGTATACCAGCTGACTATTCTTCGATTAGCGTCAAGCAATACGTTGACTACCACGCAGCAAAGAACGACATCGACAAGTTGGTTAGCATCAGTAACCTACTGAAAGAACAGGCGGAACAGATTCCTTTCCAACACTTGCCGACATTAGTCGCAGCATTTGAAGAAACATTATTGAACGAATCAGCAAAGTTCTTTGAAACGATAACTATCAAAGACAAGGACTTCGGTTTTATCCCTGACCTGTATTCTATCTCAATGGGTGAGTACGCTGATATTTCAACGTGGGCTGCTAACGTTGGAGAGAACATGGTCAAGATTATGGGAACGCTTTACCGACCTATCGACAAGCGCGTGGGTTCAAAGTACACCATTGTACCACACAGCAAACAAAACAGAGAACTTGTTGAAGGCTACGTTGAGCAGATGACGCTTGAACAATTCAACGGTGCGATGCTTTTTTTTTCGACTTTGCTCAACGAACTAAGCAACACTTCGCTAGACTATTTGGAGAACGAGGTGAAGAAGTTGACGAAGGAAATGGAGGAATTGACGACAGAGAAGGATTGAATCAGGTACTCGGAAGGTACGGTTGGTATCACCTTTTCATGGAAGCATGTGGACGTGATATAACTAAATTAGATTCAATTACGGAAAAAAGCGCGTGGGAGATATTTACATATATGACTTACCTAATAGACTACAATTATGTCGAACGTACAAAGCTACAACGCGCTAATAGATAGATTCAAGGCATTTGCCTCTGGACACTTTATTCTTAAGACCTTTTCACATGGTCAGATTGATACGGCAGACTTGGAAAAGTTTACCGAGTATCCATTTATGCACGTTGTTCCTTCGAATGTTACTTACGCGAAAGGTACTAAGACATTCTCTTTTCAGATTGTCCTTGCGGATCTTCCGAGAGACAAAGACGACA